AGATGTATATCCATCTACATTCAGGCTAGATCCTGATTGACTACCACCATTAACTTTAGGTGCACCTTGTTGATTTAATGTAGTAACCCCAGAAGAATCTAAAGTTAATTCATCACTTTCTGCAAACTTTTCAAGAGTATAAACAGTAGAACCCTCTAAAGATCTTTTAACAACACAAAATAAATTTTCATTTACTGCTGTTATACTTGTAAACTTATCACCAGATCTAGTACTCCATGCTGTCCAACCAGCAATCTTTTCAGATCTAATACTATGAAATAATGCAAGTGTACCATCTGTATTAGTAAAAAAAGCAAATTGTTCAGGTTTAGTACTACTACCAGTAATCATTGTCATATCTACAGGATTATTAATTAATTGTGATGCAAGTATAGATATTGAAACAGAAGCATAAGCTGTTTCTACATCTGAATATAAATATTCTCTAATTGCTTGTCCATTTTTTTGAGCATATATAGTTGCACCATCAAATATAATTGGTTTTGCTCTATTACATCCATAAGGTGTTTGACGCATAAATATAATATTAGAAGGTGTAACAGCTGAAGTATCAGTAGAAGTAGGTACAAAAAACTCACCCCCATCTGTAAATACTTGTAAATTTCTAGAACTAACTAAATGTCTTATTTCATTTACTCTATCACCAGCAACAGTAACATCTATAGCATCATCAGCAGCAGCACTACCAATATCAAAATTAAAATATTCTCCTACTCTTGATGCAATCACAGAAGCTGGTTTATCTCTTACTCCACCAAAATATAATCTGTTATCGTGAAATGTAACTGCTTGAGGAAAACCTCTTACAGAAGATATTAATTGTTCTGCCCAAATAAAATGAGGTCCATTACTACCCACATCTTCAATAACAGTAACTGTTACTACAGTAGCACTTGTATATCCTGTAACTTTAACTTGTTTATTGTTTACTAATAAATATTGCCCAACATATGCACTTGTAAAAGCATCAGCACTAGCAGTTAATGTTCTACTAACTCCTGTAGCATGAGCTGATAAAGTAACTGATACTGTAGCATTAGCATATTTAAAAAATGGTTGTGTGGTTTTATTTGCTCCACTTACTGTAACTGTTTCATCTTCTTCAAAAGTAAATAAAGAAACACTAAAAGAAGAAGCAGAAGCTCTAACTATTTTAACTATAGGGTTATTTCTATGTACTATAAATACTGTATCTCCAAACTGAGCATAATTAAGTTCAAATAATTCTGATGTAGACCAATTACAATTACTTGTTATGTTTGCTTGTACACTTGCTCCATTACTATCAAAAACATCTAATCTTCCATTAGACAATGCAAATACAGCTAATTCATCATTAGAAAATATAAAGGGAATAATTCTTGAATCACCTGGTAAGGTTGCTTTATATGTTGTGCCTGGTCTACGCATAAGACCACCTTCATCAAGTAAATACCAGTTTCTTAAAGTCTTTGCTCCATTAAAATATGCAGAAGCATCTGTTCTTGTTGCTAAAAGAGGATTTATTTCACCACTTGAAAAGTTAGTGTATACAGTTCTAAGGACATTTGCCATTAGTACCCTCCAGTTGTCAATCTATCCTGTATAAACCTTTTTGTATTTAGAACACTATTAGATACTTCTTGACTATCTATGTTCTTTGCTATTCTCATTTGGTTTTCACCAAGTGTTTCAAACTGTTGTATCATCTGTGAATCTCTAGCTACAGATCCAGCAAATATAGATGCTAATTTATATTGTAAAGCTAGTTTAAAATATTCTGGAAACTCAGCTTCATCTTGTCTGAATATATAATCTGCTATTAATATATTAGTAGAACCATATGAATTACAAAAAATCTTATCTCCATACCTAGCATATTGTATGGGATTATCATTTACTGTAACTGTATTTAAAACTAATAGTTCAGGACTTGATGGTAGCTGATAAGCAAATTCATATCTTCCTGTAGGTGCATCAGCTAATAAAGAAAGTTGTTTTTGTTCTGTAGCAAACTTCCATCTGTGTCTTGATAAACAAGACTTCAGTATGTTTTCGTACATGTTAGAAGCAACTAAGGCTTCTGTTGAACCATCATCAAATGAAGAAATCGGAGAAGCTCCGATCATTATGATTGCTCTTGCACATATATCTACTTTTGTATCTGCCATTATAAAAGGGGGGTATTTAACCCCCCAATATGATTATGATAATAATGCAGTTGTTACTGTAGAGGATGTTGCAGCTGATACTATTAAAATATCTACTACACCATTTGATCCACCACTGTTTACAATAATTACATCACCAGCATTCAGGTCGCCTGTTGCTGATAAAAAGTAATCTGCATCATCAATAGTTCCTATGGCATCTCCATCAGAGTAGTACCACATAGAATTACTATCTCCCATTTGAGAGATCTTCTTAATAGGATTTGAAGTTGCGTATGCCATGATTAACTCTCCCTACATTTCTGTACTCTACATCCATCAGTATCAATAAGTACTGCACCCATTGACATGTAAGATGTAGTTAGGTGTGATACCTTTTCAGGAATGTAGTTTACTTCAGTTCTTACATCTGAACCTACGCCTAATCCCATTGATGACTTATGCCATGCTAATGTGTGTCTATCATTAGAACCATCTTTTGATAAACCACTAAATGCCATCCACATAAATGAAATCCATCTCTTAGCTGTTAATCCACCTTTAAATGGAAGATCAGCTTCACCGATATACTCAGCTCTTGAGAATTGATCTATGGATAAAAGATCTGACCATTGGTTTCCACCAATAACCCAATATCTTTGTCCATCATCTGGAACATCATTTTCTTGGAATGTTTCAAACATCTTCTTAGCTTTGATTAAAGACATACCAGCGGCAGAATCAGAGTTTGCGTTGTGAGCTACTGCTGTAGCACCAGCATCAAAAGTATCTGTTACGATACTGTCTGTTTTTCTACCAAGAGCATATGCTGCATTTTGAGCAACAATGTTTCTTTCATCAATGTTTACTTTTAGTTCGTCTAGTTTGTCCACATAGTCTGCTGCGTAAAAGTCGTTTAGTGTTGCAGTTACATTAGAGTGTACAGAGTTCATAGCGACAACTTCGGCATGTCTTGCTTTTGTTGAAGCAGAACCCTTGGCTACTTTTTGAAACTGAACAGTACTACCTTTTACGTTGCTAACATTACGGACCATATTCTTGAGCTTAGAGCCCATTCTTTGATAAGCCATATGCACTTCTGCTTCGAACTGCTTTATAAAGGCTTGGTCTATAGTTGCACTCATAATAAGTTTCCTTTCGAGTATTGTTAGTTAATAATCAAGTTGTCGTTATAAACTTTGGTATGTTATCCTATTGGGCATATTCCAGTCTATTTCGGCTTGTTAGTTGAGATATATTATATTTTTGTCATCTTTACAAGACCAGAAGCAATAAAAACATTGACATCCCCAAATGTAAATGAACCATCTGATTCTTCTATGTAAGATGAAAAAGTCTTTATATGCTTTTGATCTTTAGAGTATAAATATGCTTCTGTTGTAATAACAGCTGGTTTGACCGAATCCATGTCATTTTTAGACATCCATTCACTATGACCAGTAGGATCTTCCCATTTAAAAATATATTTCTTAAAAGGAAAGTCTTTATTCTTAGCCATATTTCTTTTCATATAATCGAGTTACTTTGTCATAGTATGCTTGATCTCTTTGTGATGGATCAAAGTATCTAGGATCATTCATCATTGATCTTAAATCTGTTTCTTCTAGTTCTGCATCTACAACTGTATTTGAATTAGGTAATGGTTGTGTTCTAGTAATACCCATTATTTCTTCTAAGGCTTTTACACCTTCTGCTGTACTAGCTAATTTTGACACAGTTTCATATGATGAAGGTGTTAAATATTTTTTTGACCATAAATCTGCTGCTTCTACTCTAGTATTGGCATTATCACCTAACTTTTGCATTTCTTGTTGCATATCTGGTAAACCAGCAATTTCATTATTAACAAAAGCATTGACACCTCTATTAAATATATCTTG